GCTTCGATGTTGGTTCGGTTAAGAGATGGGACGTGCTTAGTCGGGTTAGCTAAGACATCTTTCATCGTGGCGTAGGGCATCGACAGAGCCCAGGTAACGATGCCACTCATCTCAGGCACAAAAGCACCTTCAATCCGATCGTCGAACACACTGATCAGTTCTTTACGCAGGCTTGGCTCAACAACCTTATCCATCACAATCGTCAAGCGGCGACGCTCCAGACCGCTGCTGGAGTCGTTCGACGTAATGTGTTCGTTACTTGCAATACAAACCAGACACTCTGGCTTAAAGCTAATGATCTCCTTACCATACTTGCGCTCAGCACGCAGGGTATCAGAAGCCGACGTCAGCTTCTTCAAGACGTCCATGCGACGGTTGTAGTTTGACTCATCTGTCAATAGCAAGAGTTTCTTGCCAATCAGGTTGTAGCTTTCAAACTTATTCGTCTCAATGACTTCCAGGCTCGACGTGTGGGTTCCGTGGAATCCGGCCAATGCAACCATCAACTGCTGCATCGTTGACTTACCTGTTCCACCAGGTCCCACAAGGTGCAAGAACCTTTCACCTGCGGTGTACCCAGTAAGAAGCGCACGAGCGAAAGCTTGAATCAGAACTTCCTGCCCTTTATCTAACGCAGAAGTGATCCAGCGCATGAATTCAGGACACTGAGCTTTGGCGTCATAGTCATAAGGAAGCTTGTGACGAAGATAAAGTTCCTTTTGCTGACCAGGCTCAAACTCAAGGGTTGACGTATCAAGAACACCGTTCTTGAAGGGAATGCACCCACGGGACTTTGTCCAAATGCTGCGGCGCCCTCCGTCTGCCGATTTCAAAAGCTTGGCTTTCAGGATCGAGAAGACGCTGTTGATCATGGCTGCGTTGTATTTAGCCAACACACCAGCAGTTACAAAAGAATCTAAAGCCTTAACGATACGTCGTTTGATATGTTGTTCGTCCTGGTGATACCAAATATCTTCGTCTTCGTCATAGTGGTAAAATTGATCTAGATAGCTGTCGTAGATAAACTGGTCACCTTGATTAGTGACGATAATATCGGCAACGTCGTTCTCTGAGAACTCTCGGCTCTTTGCGTTTCCCTGAAGGTTTACAAGTTGAGTCGGCGTGGAAGGAACGTCCATCTCTTTAGTTTTTGCTTTTGATTTGGGTTTTGATGTAGATACCTCAGGCTCAGGAGAGCTGAGATCGAACTCGGACATGTCGAGCACAGCGTTTACAGCTGCGTCTCTTTTGGCTTGTTCGAGAGCTTCCTTAACCTCAGGGGAGGCGTGGGTATCGAAGACAGACCGGCTGATGCGGCGAATCTTTTTCCAAGTGCCGAGCTCACCTAGCTCGGAAGCTAGGGACACAGCTGGTTGAAGCTCCTCTGGATTTCTAATGGAATTCAGAATTCGGTCGAACTTGCCGTCGATGTCGTGCGGGTAACCATAGATATTATAGAACGCATCACGTGCCACAGTCAACGGTGACGTGCTCAGAGCTATGTTGTTCGCACAGCACCAGTTCGACCAGCCAAGCAACTCTTTAAACACAGCAGCCATTGTCGAGCTGCGGTCGCCAACCTCTTCGCCGTCCAAAACGGATCTGACAGTGTTCGAGACCAGTCGAACTAAATCCATTCCGTTTTGACGGATGGTTACTTGGTTTAAGTACTCAACAGGATCGCCGCCTAGATCAGTCTCGTCAGAAGGAAGTGCTGCAAAAGCTCGAATCGCTTCCTTAATTTTTTCGCTAGGGATAAAGCGGCCAGGCTGCGCAAAGATTTCTTCAGGTCCCCTAGGCCCGTAAAAAAGGTTTGGGATTGTTGTTGCGCGAACGTCGGAACCCGGTATCTGCGCGTAGATCTGTTTACAAAACCACTGGTAGAAACCAGGATTGATGACCGTAGATTCCAACCCAAAGACCAGTCGGAAGCGAGGCCAGCCTTCCGTGGTCGATGGGGAGTAGTAGCCAAGTGTTAAGTACTTCTTACATATATCAAGCTCTAGCGCCTGTTCTACTGTTAACTCTTGCTTTTGTACTTTGTTACCTTGTTCATCTTTGTGATCAGCTTGATTGTCGATATCGACAATAATTAAACCAGCTTTGATGACACCAGTTGCGTTTTTTTGGCGTTTTCCATCTTGCAAATGCCAAGCACAGAGACCAGCTTGTTTTCCCAGAACTTCAGCCAGTTCTGTTGTGCTCAGCTCAACCGCGTCCCAGCCTGAGTTAAAAGCTGTGAAGTTTCCACCGCTCGCGATTTTGCCCTGGACGGGGTCGAGGTGCGGAACCACCCCAAGGTTTACAGAGCAAATGAACTTCATGGGATGTCGCTGAGCGCCTCTAGTATGACCCAAAATCAGGCAAGCGGACCCTAAGAAAAGTTGAAGAACCCTCTCGCCGCCAGCCGTCTGGTGGATTTGATTCTACGCCTGAGGGTGGAGTTCGTAGTAACTTTTTAGAACTTGGAGCCAACTTTCACAGTCTTTCTCTACTTCTTCGGAACCGAATGTAAATATCTGAGTATTGAACTCAGGTATTGCTGTTGTGACGATAATTTGTGTCTTAGCGATTTTAATTCCTAGACAAGCTTCAGCTGCGAGTTTATAAGCAGCGAGCTGTAGTCGAGTCTTTTTAGTTTTAAATACACCCGAGATTAGGGCTTTCTTAGTTTGTTCGTTAACGTTTTGATTTTTGTTGGGGAATCGAGCTGAGTAAGGTCCGTTACTGGTTTTAAAGTCAGCCAGTATGATGTCGGCGTTTGAGTTCATATAGATCAAGTCGCAGCACCCTGCGTACCCATGACCTGTTTGTTCGTTGTAGTAGTGTAACCTACCTACACCGTCATCACCAACGTACTTAGACCAGCGTGGCTGATTGAAAGGCTTCTCACTCCAGAGAACACGACCGCCTTCTAGAAGGTCGTCAAGGAGCTCAGGCACACCATTCCAGTAGGGTTTATACTGTTCGGATGGTATTACTCTTAGTCCGCGCAGATAGTCTTCAACACTATTGTGAATCCAAGTTCCCCTGGTAGCTGCAGCGTCTGCTGCTCCTGGGTTCATTATGTTCCAGTGCGCTAGCTTTTTACGCGTTGTTTCCGACTGAGTGGCACTCAGTACAGAAGTTACAGACGGAAGAGGTTTAGGAACACCAGCACAAAGATAATGCCTTAAACCGTTGATAGTTACGCGTGTATCGGACACAGAGTTAGTGTCAATTCCTAAATATTTTAGAACGAACTAGACACTAGAGGACCGTCATCTTCATCTTCTTCCTCTTCATCTTCTTCGTCGTTTAAGAAAAACTCAGATTTTTGATACTGATAATCGCGATTACGTTGATCGAGCTCAGACATCAGGCACAGAGCAGCTGAGAAACCTTCGATAGTAATATCTGCGCAGTCTTCAGGGGACCTAGCGTTACCTTGATAATCCACGCACTCAGTCAGTAGCTGCTGCCCTACAAGCAATGCAGTGATTTTATCGAGCTGACGGTTATGCTCGATTTGCAGTTCGATGAGTTGATCCAGTCTTTTGAACAGGCGCTTACTCACAGCTTTAGGTTTTGCGGGCGATGCCACGATACCTCGAAGTCTATGCATGTGTTCACTTGCGCCGCGCCCGGTTTTTGGAACACAAACCACGCAGACGTTACTGGGTCTTTTGAATTTGTACCATCCGCACGAAATGATGGCCTAGGGGACAAGATCTTAAGGTTTGTTAGTGATGCGTTCTGCAAGAAGTCTTCACGTGCCCGCGTGGGCTCAAGGAAAGTTAAACGATCTAGGATGCATACACCTTTTCTAGCAGCTTGCAGGCCACACTCAGTAATCCACTTGGTGTAGTCTTTCATACCTTGAGTTATAGCCACTACCCAGTCAACTTGTCCTTTCTGTTTAGCCCACCACTCAAGGTCTGCGATGTTTTCTTCGCAGTTGTTTGTTACTACATCATCTACGTTCCCTTTACGTACTTGCTTCTCAAGTGCTCCCTCGGGATCAAACGGTAAGAGTATTACCCCTTCAACCAATCCCGCATTGCGGATAGGATCGAATATGTATCGGGGTACGCGGTAGAAATTTGACATGTCGGAACAGTTGTTGGATAAGCTTAAATCCCACCTAACGCTTGAGCAGAAGTTTACGCACCGAGCTTTCTTAGATGGCATGGACAAGCTTAGTCCGAAAGAGTCTCGGGAAGTCCTCGAAGTTATTTATGCAAATTATTTGATACGGGCCAAGCTTTTAGAGAACATCATAAAGTATTGTGTTGCATATGATGTTGATCTGCCGTCGTTCGGCGACTTGCTGGAGCTATAGGCACAAAAAAGGACGCCCTAGGCGTCCTTGAGGTGAACAAACCAGACCGAGCTTAACTCAGAAGTCGAGCCCCGCAGCCTGCAGAGCAGCTTTTTGCTCTTCTGTGAGCTCCTTTTTGCTAGCAGCTTTCTTGGGTTCAGGAGGAGCGGCGGCTTCTGCTTTGGCTCCTGGAGCACCAGCACCAGCGGGAAGTGCTGCCAATCCGGCAGGAGCAACCCCGTCTAGCCGTTTCGGGTTAGCTTCGATAAAAGCTTCCTTAATGGCTGCGTGGTCTTCTCCCAAAGGTAACTCAACCAAATGAGCGCCGGAGATAGTACTGCGTAAAGCAGATGCCACCAAATCTCCTGAACCAGAATCAAGCCACGCGCTGATGTCTTCGATGAGCTTCTGCTCTTCATCCGTTTGAGCAGGACGATCCCGGAACTCTAGAACGTTGTAGTTAATTTTGGCGCCGTCAGCACCAGTCACCGGATCCCTCTCGTTGAAGGATTTCTGGACGAACTTCGTCTCAGTGATGATTTCGCCTACGTTAATACGATTGTTGTAGAGCGTCTGGAAGTACGAGATGAAGTTCCTCTGAGACGATTTACCGCTGATGATGCTAGTGCATACACAGCGAGGTGGAAGCAGGCGGTGGTTAGGTGAAACACCAATGTAAGCAACGCGAATGAACTCCTCATGACTCCGCATACCGAGGTTGCCGAAGTACGGCGTGAACCCAAGAAGCACGAACGAAATCGGAATCCCATTTCCGTTGCTGTCGACGATCGCCGCCTCACTGTCAGAATCGGATTTCCAATAACGGCTTTGAAGGTCGATACGGAGCGTGTGCGGCGGGATTTGACAAAGAATCTCATCAGCCGAAAATTTGCCAGCAATAAATACCATGGTTGTGAATCAGAGAGAGAAGTCCAGTGAACCGAGAGCAGCCGTAGACACCTTTCCTTTGTCGGGATCAGCAGCCTTGGCGGGAGCAGCTTTTTTGCTGCGTGGTAGGTAGAGAATTTTCTCAACCCCGTAGTTAAGATACTTCCGATCTTCTTTTTCGCTAGTGCTTACTCGACCTACCGCAATTGTCGGTGTACCAGGTGCGAGGTCTGCAAGTTGTGAGGATAGTGCGTCCCAAGCGCTGAGTTTAAACCACGACGTTTCACCCTTCTCGTCCTGCCACGCAAGAGAACGGTTTGTCACAGTGTTGTCGCCCAGCTGAGTCTCTTCGGTTACAGGACCAAGCCCACCCGTAGAGACAAAGAGGTTTACAGCAAGCAGATCATCCCAGTTTTCTTTGGTGACGACGAGCATAGGCTGCATTTGCAGCACGCCATCTGGTGTCGTTTTGGTGGGTCCAATAGCTAGTACAGTTTCTTTGGCCTCAAGCTTTTTGAGGATTTTGGCGCTGTACTGATCTTCCTTTGTCGACAGTTGTACCTTTGTAGAGACACGTTTGTCGCTTGAAGGAAGAGACTCAGCTAAGACATGTACGACTTTGTTCTCGTCAGTCTCGGCTGCATCAGTGATGCGGAGACCCAGAATGAAGATGTTCACGGTTTAGTGCTCGGTAAATCGTTGATCGGTGTACCTTGAGTGCTTTGGCGATTTCCTTGACAGGCACGCCTCGGCTGGAGAATGCTAGTACCAAATTGGTGTCCGCGTCTCCAAGCTTGGATGCCTTCATCTTTTTGTAAGAATTGTGGTACGGGTTAATACAGAGTCTGTTGCCGCACGACGGCTTGACGCACCCATCCTTATTGATCTCTAAATAATCCAGTATTAAAGGCCGTACGTAATACTTGTGCCCTAAGGCATACAGTACAGGGGAGCCATTACAAAACGATCCTTCCCACTCATCGCATACACTATGTTCAAAATCACTTGAAGCGAGCCGTCTGAACAGTGTAGATAGGTTGTTATCTTTCGTACCTTTGTAAGAAAGAGAGAATGTATCTGCTTGCAGGGCCCTCGCAATATCTGAGGATTGAGCCTGCGCGTGGTTGGAGTCGTTTGCGGTTACAGCTAACTCCAGGTTTTTATCTTTTCGTTTTAAAGCTAGACAATAGCTAGTAGACGTCATTTGGTTGAAAGTCTGCTGCTTCAACAATTTGTTTGCGGTCCTCCTCATTAGCCGCAAAAATGGGGTACAGCCCGAGCCATACCCCTAGTTTTCCTTGAAGCAGAGTCTTAAGGAAGTTCACTACCCACGGGCACCGATCAGAGCAAGGTTACTCTGAATCTGACCTAAGTCTTGACCTGTGCCTCGCCAATCTGCAATTTCTTTAGCTGCTGGTGTCCGACCCAACGATTGCTGGTAGAACGCAGCGACCTGTTGTGCAAAGTTATCAGAGCTAGGAGCAGCGGCAGGCTGTGACATGGGTGTGGCTGCAGGGGCGGATGCTGAAGGTGCGCCTCCCTTCTGTTGCTGCGCCGTGGCCATTAAGTCAGACTTAATTTTTTCAAGGCTATAGCCTGTGCCTCGCCAATCTTCGATCTCCGACTGAGCGGGAGCGCGACCCATCGTTACGTTGTAGTAGTCGCCTACAGCTTTATCGAAGCTTCGGAAGGGGTGTACGTTGAGCTGTCTTTCCGCTTCTTGAATCCCTAAACCAGTTCCGCGCCAGTCTTCTACTTCTTGCTGTAAAGGTGCACGCCCAAACTCACGTTGGTAAGCGCCGGCTATGCGAGTCGCAAACTCATCTGGTTTTGGTGCCTGCTCTAAAGGCTTACGTTCCTGCATTTGAGGAAGTGCCTGAGTAGGAGCCATCATCTGTATTGTCACAGGAGAGCTCGTTGCGGCAGCCGGAGCTGCTGCGGCAGCCGGTTGGTTAATCCGCAGGTCTGGACCCAGCTCAAATTCCGCTGTCCTAGCTGGAGTTTTTGGAGCGTTGTAAGTCAGGGTGCTCGGACTCCGGCCCTTTAGCTGACTCGTCACCCTGAAACTAGGAGCGAACCCTTCTGGGATACCCCCATCCTCAGCGCCATCGTCAAACAGACCAGCTAAATCCAATCCGAATAAACGACCAGCCTTTTGGAAAGAGCCAGGTAACTTACTACCTCTCTTTCCGCTGGACGCTGCTTCGGGAGTGGAGCTCGTCATAATAGTCTACCTAGGGGATCGCCTGTTCCTTTATCGATTATAAGCGTGTTTGGTCTGGCCTTAAATTTTTAGTTGCCTTCACCGCCTGCCTCAAAAGTTTTAAATCCAGCGAACACAGGTGCAGCTTTTGTATTTCGGAAAGAACGTGCTCCCGGAGTCACCTCTTGCGCACCTTTTTTAACTGAGCGCAACTCCGGGAAGTAGCCGAGAAGCTCGGAGCTTTGTTCTTTCTCGTCTGCCAAGGGGGCGCCAAAGAAGTCACCAGCAAATCGCATCGCCATGGCTGACAAAGTTTTTGTCAATTCTACTTGTTCTCAATAAAAAATCTCTTTAGGTCAAAGCCAGGACCGACAACTCCTTTTAAAACGCGCATCGTGTTCTTTGCCTTCTCGTGGCACGTGAAACTCAAAGCTTTATCGCGATCTGATGTGTAGCTTACTAAGTTGCGCCTCTCTGTGTCTAGACAGTCACTCACATACATAGAGTCTTTTATAATTACCCACACCTCTTGGAAACGCAGAAGAGGCATTACCTTAGTC